CTTCATTCACAGAAATCTGGTATGAGGGTTCTGTAGAGTTTCATGGGAAGACACATAGCTTCTGGCTTGTTAATCCTAGAGGATTAGATGAGCAGGGTAGGGAATACGAAGTAGAAGTTAGATGGTGGTTCAAGCGTGTTCCTTCTGAAGTAAGGGGAATGCATGAACAAATAGTTGAAGCATATTACGAATCACAAAACAAAAAACAAAATGATTAAGGGAGAATTAAAAACAGAAGCACAGTATAGGGCTATCCAAATGGATAGCTCTTCTAGTCTAAAGGAGTTTTCACAAGACAGAAAAAAGTATTACCGAAAGTATATACTAGGTGAGAAAATTGTAGATGATGAAACTAAAGCTGCCACTATAGGTAGACTAGTAGAAACTAAGCTCATGGAGCCAGAGTTGTTTGATGAGAAGTTCTTTCCATCTATATGTGAATCTGCACCAACAGGATTGATGTTAGATTTTGTAGAGGCTTTATATAAACATATGAGAGCAGCTATCACTGAAGATGGTGAAATCACTCGTGAGTTTAATGATATATCTTTAGATGCTTATAAAGATTCTGGATTCAAGATTAAATATGAAGCTGTGATGACTAAATTTATGGGGTCTGAAGCAGAAGTGTATTTTGATGAAATAATGTTAGTGAGACGTAAGAATATGACAGTTGTATCTATACAAGATGTCACAAATTCTGAAAATATTGTGACAGAATTACGTAACAATCCTATCACTGCATCTATTGTTAATCAAACTAAGACATCCGTATATGATGTGTATAATCAACTACAAGTAGAAAATTATACAGTGCATGGTCATAAGTTTAAGAGTATGATGGATAAGGTGATTGTAGATCATCAAGAGAAAATTATTCAAGTTTATGACTTAAAATGTACTTGGAGTGTTGAAGGTTTCTATAAAGAATATTATCTTTACAGAAGAGCATATATTCAAGCATTCTTGTATTGGCATGCTGCACATTATCATTTCAAAGATTTATTAGATGATGGATATACAGTGGCATATCCTAAGTTTATTGTCTGTGATAGCACTAACTATTTTAGTCCTCTCATCTATACACTAGATACAGTTGACATGGAAAATGCTAGAGATGGTTTTGAACACAGAGGATATAAGTATCCAGGTGTGTTAGAAACAATAGACAATCTTAAATGGGCTGTTGAGAATGACGTATGGAATATATCTCGTAACAATTATTTAAATGGTGGCAATGTAAACATTAAAGGATAATATGAATGTAAGTAAAACTATAACTAGTATATTCATTGTACCCACTCTTAAGATTAATCGAGATGATCTTAAAGATAATGGATATATAAATGGATACATGAGTGATGTGAGAAGAGATGTACAGTACAAAAATGCTGTATATCTTTTATTCAAGCCAGATAATCTAGATAAGTTCAGAGAGTTCTTAGAGAAAGAATCTGAACGAACTAAGATGTTACTTGACGATTATGATTATGAAGACGGTTTTGTAGTAGTTGTATATACATTAGATAACAAATGGAAGACCGATATTCTTCTAATTAAAGAAGGTCAATATTCTAAAACTTCTCAAGAGTTTCAAGAACAATTTCCTAAAGTCATAAAGCTTATGAAAAATAATCTTCACAGAGATGAAATATCATTACAGCATAGAATATTCAAAAAGTCTGAAGATTTACGTCAGTATTGGGAAGATAAAATTGATATATCATTTGATGCTAATATGGAAGTTTGGGAAGGATTTAATATAGAAAATGAAGTTTTAGATTTAGACACAATTAAACAACAAGAATTAGTATGAAAGCAATAGAATTATTACAGAAGAACCCAGAGTCTTCTAAACTTATTTGTAAGTATTATTTAGAAATAATGCTAGAGTCATTAAAAGATGACAATCTTCCTGAAGATTTTAAAGATCACGTAAGAGAACAAGGAATAGATAATGATAACATTTCAGCTATCATAGATGGTAATCCTAGAAACTTATTTGATTTCTTTGATTCTCATGGTATGTATATCAATATTACAACGCTTTCTGATACATTATTTTTTACTTATTCTATAATGTATGAAACAGCTACTGCTCTATCAAATGATGTTTATAGAACTAGAAAAGAAGCTGATAAAGGTGCTATAGAAACTGTAATTGAAAACCTTGAATTAAGACTAACTAAATCAGTTAGTAATAATGAGAATAGTTAAAGTTAATTTTTAAAACTGATTGTTTGGAAAAGGCTACAATGTTATATTTGTAGCCTTTCTTTTTTTTAAACAATTTAAACAACAATACATATGGATTTAGGATTAGAAGCCTTGAGTAAAATTACAGTGTTTAGCAAGTACGCAAAGTATATCCCTGAGCTAAACAGACGAGAAACATGGGAAGAGATTGTAGGTCGCTACGAGGCAATGATGGTTAAAAAATATCCATACTTAGAAGAAGCAATTAAAGATAACATCACTATGATTAGAGACAAGAAAATCTTGCCTTCTATGAGAGCATTACAGTTTGCAGGTGCTGCGGCTGAAGTTAACAACGCACGTATCTACAATTGTTGTTACTTACCAATTGATAGTATTCATAGTTTCTCTGAGACAATGTTTTTATTGTTAGGAGGTACAGGTGTAGGCTATTCAGTACAATATCATCACGTAAGTGAACTACCAAACATCACTAAACCAGGTAAAGCTCGCACCTATCTCATCGAGGATTCTATTATGGGTTGGGCTGATTCTGTAAAGGTGTTAATGAAAGCTTATCTAGAAGGTGGATTCATGCCTAAGTTTGATTTCCGTGCTATTCGTGAGAAAGGTGCACGTCTTGTAACAGCAGGTGGTAAAGCACCAGGCCCAGAGCCTCTTAAGCTTTGTCTTACCCACGTTCAGGCTGTGTTAGATAGAAAGAGTCCAGGTGAAACATTATCACCTTTAGAATGCCATGATATCCTATGTCACATTGCTAACTCTGTTCTTGCTGGTGGTATTCGTCGTAGTGCAATGATCTGTTTGTTTGATTACACAGACGAAGAGATGATTACATGTAAGTATGGTAACTGGTGGGAGCTTAACGAACAACGTGGACGTTCTAACAACTCTGCAGTGTTACCTCGTGGTGAAGTGAGTGAAGAACAATTCATGGATTTATGGAAACGTGTAGAAGCATCAGGAAGTGGAGAACCAGGTTTGTATTGGAGTAACAACAAAGACTGGGGTACCAATCCATGTTGTGAGATTGCTCTACGTCCTTATCAATTCTGTAATTTATGTGAGGTTAATGTAAGTGATGTAACTAGTCAAGAAGATCTTAATGAGCGTGTAGGCGCAGCTGCGTTCTTTGGTACATTACAAGCAGGGTTTACAAACTTTCATTACTTGCGTCCTATCTGGGCTGCAACTACACAGAAAGATGCATTGTTGGGTATTGGTATGACTGGTATTGGTTCAGGAGAAATCATGAAATACAAACTAGAAGTGGCAGCACACATTGCAAAAAAGGTAAATCAACTAATCTCAGAGAAGACAGGTATTAATGAAGCAGCACGTATCACATGTGTTAAACCTTCAGGTACCACATCACTAGTGTTAGGAACAGCGTCTGGTATCCATGCTTGGCATAATGATTATTACTTACGTACAATGCGCTTTAATAAGAACGAAGACATTGCTATGTATCTAATGGCTAATCATCCTGAGCTATGTGAAGATGATGTGTTACGTCCTACAGATACTGTATGTGTACGTATTCCTGTTAAAGCACCAGAAGGATCTATTCTTCGTACTGAGACAGCTCTTGATACATTAGAGAGAGTTAAACATTTCTCTACTAACTGGATTGGTTCAGGACATGTAGATGGTGAGAACACTCATAACGTATCTGCTACCATTTCTATTGATTCTCAAAGAAAAATAGGAAATGGTAAGTTTGATATGATGGGTAACGAAGGTGAAACTATTATAAATGAGTGGGAAACTGTAGGTCAATGGATGTGGGAAAATCGGGAGTTTTACAATGGTTTGTCAGTGCTCCCCTACTGGGGAGGTAGTTACCAACAAGCGCCTTTCGAGGACATCACTGAAGAGAAATACAATTCACTTATTAGTGAACTTAAAGAGATTGATATAACTAAAATTAAAGAAGTATCTGATGAAGTTAATTTCAACGAATCCGTTGCCTGCGGAGGTGGTGCCTGCGAGCTTGTCTAAGGAATTCTTAGCAAGTAGAGGATCCTGCTGTGGCAGTAAATGTTTAAACTGTCCTTACACTCCAAAATGGGTGAAGGGATCTAAAGATTAGTAATTTAGATTGTGTAGAGTTCAAATAGCTCAGGTGTTTTACACTTGGGCTATTTTATTTTTAATGAATATTTTGTATCTTTATATAACAATAAAAAATCAATCAAATGGCAAAAAAGCAAGAGGTTAGCACTGGAAAATCCAAATTCCAGGAGGCATTAGACGCCCTCAATAAAAAATATGGAGAGGGTACAATCCTATCTTTAGGAGATAAAAATCACAATGAGTATGATCTTATTTCTACAGGATCTATTGCATTTGATCACATCGCTCTAGGTGTGGGAGGTTTCGTTAAAGGGAAACTTTATGAACTTGTAGGTTGGGAGGGTTCAGGTAAATCTACTATCTGTGGACACGCTGCAGCTAACTGTCAGAAGGACGGTGGTAAGGTGTTATACATAGATGGCGAGCATGCTGTTGATCCTAATTACTTCACTGCTTTAGGCGTAGATATTGCAAGTATGTTAATTGCTCAGCCATCGCATGGTGAGGAGGGTTTTCAGATTGCTCTTGATATGATTGAGACTGGGGAAGTTGATCTTGTCATCATTGACTCAGACAGTTCATTGATTCCTAAGAAAGTGTTAGATGGTGATATTGGTGATAGTTCTATTGGTAGAAAGGCTAAGCTTAACAGTGATTCATATCCTAAGTTAAAAGGTGCATTGTCTAGAAACAATACATGTGTCATTGTCGTAAGTCAGTATCGTGAGAAGATTGGTATGATGTTTGGTGATCCTAGAACAACTCAAGGTGGTCACGCATTGAAGTTCTATAGTGACGTACGCATAGAAGTTAGTAAGACGCTTGCTAAAGAAGGTACAGAAGCTTATGGTAACGTTACCAAGATTAAGGCTATCAAGAACAAGATGGCTGCCCCATTCAAAGCAGTTGATTTTGAAATTGTATTTGGTGTAGGTATTGATCGTATTGGTGAGCTTATAAATCTAGGTAGTTCATCTGATATATTACGTAAATATGGTAAGACAGTAACTTATAATGATACTAAGTATGATTATAATGATTTTGTAACATTGCTAAAAGATAATGATGAATTCTTTGATAAGATTCGACATGATATTTTAGATAACATTAATGAAGTTGTAAACGAAATAAACGAAACAGTCAATGAAGATTCAATTTAAAAAATTAGTACCAGAGGCACAGAAGCCTAAGTTTGGTAAGCCAGGTGATGCAGGTGCAGATCTTGTAGCTACATCTATAGTTGTAGATGATTCTAAAGATAATCAGATCGTGTATGGTACAGGACTTGCTGTAGAAATACCAGAAGGAATGGTGGGACTTGTGTTCCCACGTTCTTCTGTACGTAATTATGATTTAACAATGAGTAATTCTGTTGGAGTTATTGATTCAGGTTATCGTGGAGAGATCATGGTTACGTTTAATATCAAACCTGGACTACTGGATAAAAGAAAAATGTATTCACTGGGAGATCGTATTGCTCAATTAGTAATCATGCCTGTACCATTAGCACAGTATGTAGAAGTAGAAGAATTATCAGAAACAGAAAGAAACACATCAGGACATGGATCAACAGGGGCTTAAGGAACTACTTGCTAAGGCTAAGACAATACGTGAAGCTAATGAAGCAGAAATTGCTCGAAGAAAGCGACTAGGGATGGATGAACTTGGTCAGATGAGTCGAGAGGACATTGAGCACAGACTAGAAGGTAATACATTACAAGGTAATACATTACAAGATCCATATGGAGTACGTAAAGTAATGAAGCAGATACTAAATAGGGAAATGGTAAATCATCCTGATCATTATCAGGGTAGTGGTGGTATGGAAGTTATAGATATCATTGAGAACTATGACTTAGGATTCTCTCTAGGTAATGCTATTAAGTATATACTTAGATCTAATAAGAAAGGTAGTGCTAATCAAGATCTTAAAAAAGCCATCTGGTATATAAATAGAGAGATAAGTAACCTAGTAGAAGGAGAAGATAGTGAAGACGTGTAGTGTAGAAGGATGTGAGAATCGTATATGGGGTAAGGGTTTATGCTTGAATCACATCAAGCGTAAACCCATCACTCCTAAACGAGGTGGGCTTATAGTAGCTAAGCGTGACATGTTTGTGCAGAAAACTAAGATAGAAACAATGAGAAACTTGTTCTTAGAAATCTGGAAAGAACGCAAACATTACTCAGAAGTGAGTGGAAACTACTTAGGAAAGGAGCCATTATCAACATTCTTTCATCATATACTTCCTAAAGAGAAATATCCTGAACTAGAATATGATAAATCTAATATTATTTTATTAACTTTGGATGAACATACTGATGTTGAATCAGATATGTACAAGTATGAAGAAGTTAATAAAAGACGAGAGTCGTTAAAACTAAAATATGAAGGAGCCCAATCGTGAGCGTAAGCAAGAGATTAAGTATAATGTTATCCTTAATGAAGAACAGAAAGATGCTAGAAAACTAATCATAGATAATCAGATTGTAATTGTTACAGGTAGAGCTGGTTCGGGAAAGAGTCTAGTGTGTGCATTAGCAGCACTAGATTTCTTGAATAAGAAACAATGTGATCACATCTTCATCACTCGTGCTACTATTGAAGTGGGTAATTCATTAGGTTATCTTCCAGGAAGTCTTGATGATAAATTCAATCCGTATTTAGAAGCATTCCAAGAAAACTTGGTTAAATGTGCTGATAAGATAAAGATTCAAACTATGGTGAAGGATGAGAAGATTGTAGCATATCCTGTTCAATTTATTCGTGGTAAAACTATTGATGATATCTTAGTAGTAGAAGAAGCACAAAACCTTACAAAGGCTGAAATGCTTGCTATTCTAACACGTCTTGGTAAAACAGGAAAGATTATTGTTAATGGAGACAATGAACAAAAAGATATCAAGGATAGCTACAATGGACTTAGTTATGCTATTGATCTTTCTAAGAAGATTGATGGTATTAAATGGATTAAATTAAAAGAGAACCACAGATCAGATCTTGTGGGACAAATTCTAGATTTTGAATATAACAATTAAATAATAAACCAATGACAAATCAATTCTTTTACACTCGTACAGACGGAGACAAAGAGTATGCAACCTCTTTTAATGTCAATAAGATAATTTTTACTATAGAAAAAGATGACGGTACTATATTAGTAGTACTAGATGATATTCACGAACGTGTTTTTGAGACAGATATTATTAATCCTAAAACAGGTAAACCAACTGGTGGAGTAACACGTAAGCGTGAGACAGTTCAGACAGAGATCACTTTATCAGGTGATGATGTTACAAGATTTAAAAACTTAACCCAAATAGTATAATGGCAGACTTCAAAAAATTACGTGGCAATAGAATATTGCTAGACCTTCCTAAGAAAGATGAAGGTAAACTTATTGTGGATGAGAACACAAAAGAAGCTCTTGAAAGAGAGATGATGCAAAAGCTTAACAAACTTACAGTGCATGCTGTTGGTGATCTTATTACAGATATCGTTCCAGGAGATCAGATCTTAGTAGATCCAGCAGTTTTAGGTAAAGCGCCAGTGATTCCTATTGGTGGAGAGAATAAGTTATTGGTATCTCCATTTGATGTAATCCTTATTTGGTAAATGGAATATATTACATGCCATATAGGAGGTAGACTTGGTAACAACTTATTCATGATTGCTCATGCTTATGCTAGAGCTCTTGATGAAAATAAAAAATTTGTTGTTAAAAGAGACTACCTCACATATGGTGATGATGATTATCCTAGTAATATCTTTAGAAAAATAGATTTAATAGATGAGATTGATAGATCTCAAGTTGCACATGTAGGATATTTTCAAAGTGAAAGTCATTTTGAAAAATACACTGAAAATATAAAATCATTATTTAGTCCTACATACGAATTTAAAAAAAGTATAATCAACAAGTTTCCTTTTAATAAACAAATCACTGTAGTTAATATACGTAGAGGAGATTACTTACACTCTCCTAATTACCATCCAGTTGTCACTCCTGAATACGTATATAAAGCCATTGAAAAGATCCCTAATACAGAATTCTATCTTATTGCTAGTGATGATCTTGATTGGTGTAAAGAAAATATCAATTTACCAAATACAATATATCTAGAGGGGTATAAAAGTTACGAGCAATTATGGATTCTTTCTATGTGTAATAACTTTATTATATCCAACTCATCGTTTTCTTGGTGGGCTGCTTATCTTTCTGAATATAATAATAAGATTGTAGTGGCGCCAGAAACTTGGTTTGGTCCAGAGTATCCACATCAATGGGACTCTATGTATTGTAAAGATTGGATTGTATTACCAACATATTTTGAACAAGGCTTAATAAAACCAAAATGATATCTGTATTAACTATAACATATAAAAGACATCACCTTCTAGAAGAAGCAATTGAGTCTTTTTTAAAACAACAAACTACAATAGACTGTGAGATGGTTGTTATAAATGACAATCCAGAAGTAGATTATATTTATAATCATGACAAAGTAAAAATTTTCAATTGCAAAGAAAGATTTCCATCTATAGCATCTAAACTTGAATGGGGATATAAGCAATGTAAATATGATTATATATATCGTTTAGATGATGATGATTTATTAGCTCCTTGGGCTCTTGAAAATGTAAAAGAAGATATCTTAGCTAATCCAGGACATGAAATATATAGAAGTGAAGGAATGTATTTCTTTATAAATAATGAATTTCAAAAAGAAGATAGTAATATCAATAATGGTAATGTATATACAAAAGCTTATTTAGATAGAATTGAGTTTCCTGATAAAAGTGGAGATGAAGATATGTATATTACATTTAGAAATAATGCTAAAATATATGAATCTAAGCTAAAGCATACAATGATTTATAGATGGGGAATGGGTACATTACATATATCAGGTATGGGAATACAACCTAATGAGGTTGTATTAGAACAAGCAGATAAAATGTTAGATGCAACCAAAGGAGATATAATTCTCACTCCTCATTTTGATAATGATTACTATAAACAACTACCTAATGATTGATAAATTAACAGAAATTGCCAATAAGATTGGTACAGATAAAGGAACTGCAGCATTTTGTGGTCACTCTTATACAATTACATATAATGAATTGTTTGAACCATTACTAACAGGGCACGTAAAAATGTTAGAGATAGGTGTAGCAGATCCACGTTTTCCAGGAGCATCTTTAAAGATGTGGAAAGAATATTTCCCAGACTTAGATTTTGTTGGATATGATATCAATCCAACTGCTAAGCAATTTGAAGAAGGAAATATGAAAGTATTTATTGGAGATCAAAACAATCCAAATGACTTATCTAAGTGTATAGATATTTATGGAGCAGACTTTGATATTATAATGGATGATGGGTCTCATTATTCAGAACATATTCTAACAAGTTTTAAACATTTATTTCCTCATTTAAAAAGTGGAGGATATTATATAATCGAAGACTTACATAGTGTATACTCTGATGCAAAATTTACTATTCCTGAAGTTTCAAATATTATAGAACGAGAAAAGTTTAATATAGAACATCTATCTAATAGACATGATGGAAAGATGATTGTAATAAAGAAAGCATAAAAGAAAAAGGGAGCCAAATGGTTCCCTTTTTACTTAACCCAAAATCACAAATTTAATCGAAACGAACAAAAATCTATTTAGAAAGTCTTTTTTGCTTTAAAGGACACATCTTACTCTTAAGACGTGCTGG